TATATCTTTTCATAGACTTAACACCTGCTTCATCATTATCAAATAAAACAAATATCTTTTTATACTTTGTCATTATACTTTTGAGCATGCTCTCTGGTATCAAAGTATTCTCACTGTCAGGTGCAATTGACTCTGCATCATCTAACTTAAGTCTCTCAAAAGCCATTAAGTCTTTTAGTGAAGATGTAATCACAAGATACTTCTTATCATATTTCAATTGATCGGATCCTTGAATGTAGTTCTTAACCTTTATAAACTTCTTATCAGAAACTTTAGGTTGATAAACTTTGTACAGTGTACCATCATCTTTAAAGTAACCATATAGACTAAGACCTTTAATAGTAATTGAACTTTCCTTACCATCATTATCTTCTTTAGTCATCACATAGTACTGTAGCGGGGCCACATTATACTTCTCAAGCAGCCTGGAGCCAATATTAAACTTCGTCCAATACTTTTGATCAATTGTTGTCCAATGTCTGATTTCATAATCAGTTACCTTATATCTACTATGAACTTTATATTCTTGTATAGGATTACAATCATTGTTTAGAACATATTGATTGTAGTCTTGAATAATTTTCATAGCAGATTGTCCCCGTGTAAGGCCAAAAATAATTTTAACAAGCTCTACAGAGTCACCACCATTACCAGAAGAGAAATCTTTAAAACAATATCTTCCTGTAGTAGCATTAAGATAAATGCACATTGAAGGAGTACGCTCTCTTGTATTAACTATAGATCTTATCTTTACATCTTGACCATCAAGTGTCTCAGATAATCCTAAGTAATATTCAAAAGGCCATCCTGTTGGTATATCTTTTAAATCAGAAATTAAATTTTTAATTGAAATCATAAAGTTAGTTTAGACAATAAAAGGGAGCCATTGCTGACCCCCTTTTTGAGTTAGTAGTTTAGCTACTAGTCTAGGTTAAAGTCAGCACTTGTTTTTGTAGATACAGTCAAATCATCATCATTACCAAAAGATTCAACAGGCTTGTTCTCAATCTTTCTTAAATGTTTAGATTCATCATACGTTAAAATAGCACTTTCACTTGTACCATAAGCATACTTCTTGTTTTGCGCTTTTGCAAACCAACAATCATATGCTATATAACCTGATTTATTTTCATATTCTTTACCTGCAATACAAGTATGTAAATACTTATCTTGATATGGTGCAGTTTCATTGAATGCTTTTACAAAGTCTTCAATTGTTTCATGTTTGTTATCTTGTTCGGAAAACCAATCTGTAATTCCAAGAGCAGTAGATAAGTTCTTTAAGAACATTAAGACTGATCTATCTCTCTGAATTTTAATACCTGATTTAGTTTCACCATCAGCAAATGCATATTGACTTGCTTTTACTCTTCCAATCTGACCCTCATAGTGACCTTTACTTTCATCATTTCTATCTCTCATAAAACCTTCAAAACCTTCTATAGGTTTAGTTTCCATTTCTAACATAAAATGAAAAGCACCTTCTATAAATCTAAATTCTTCTAATCTTACACTGTTGATTTTTAATTCATGATTACCTGGTCCAAATGTTTTGGGCATTCCGCTACCTCCACTACCTGTGGACAAATCTGTTGTACTTAAAGCCATTGATTTTTGTTTTTTTAGTTATTAATTAATTACTTGTATATTTTATTCCAGTGAGTTTTTATCTCACCCTTGTCATTCATTTCAGAAACTACTATCTCTTCATTTCTTAAGTGGTCTGGTCTAGCACCACATGTTACATTATCATTATTCTTAAAGTTGATAATTGTTTGATTACCTTTTCTAAACATGTAACCAATAGCATCTGCATTAGCACATATAAGAGATTTTATTTTACCTGTCAAATCAATATTTGCAGCCATAACCATCTCACCTTTATCATCTACTACCTTGTCTTTAATGTGACCTGATAAAATAATATGGGGTGCTAATGTATCAATAAAATCTAAAACTTGAAAGAAAGCTTGACGAATATATAAATAACCAGCACCATTTGGTAATGTAGTTACATCAGTTCCATCATAGTTTTTACCCATAGGGGTTTTTCTATAAAGTTTAATTGCTAATGGCATTACCATAGCTTCTAATGCAGTCACTGTATCTACTGTAACGTAATCATAAGGTTTATCAGCATCTTTTATGGCCTTACCTGCATCAAGCAGCTCTTGAAGATTATTAATCTTGACCTTTAATGCTTCAACATACTCACTGCCATTTTCTAAGTCCAATATAAGATTGTTCTTCAAGCCTGCGAATGCTGTAGTTTTACCTGTTTTAGGCTTACTATAAATTATTAATCTCTTTGGATTAACTCTTTCTACTTTTACTTTTTTTGTTGGAAGTACTATACTCATTTTATTTTCTTTTCTATTTTTTCTAATGCAGTTGCTATTCTATCCAAAGTGTTTAACCAATCTGGAAAGTTTTTTACTTCTTCTTCTTCATCTTCTTTCCAAGGAACATACTTAGGATCATCTTCCTCTTTCTTCTTTAACCCTACATCAAGATACTCTTCAGTAAAGTTTGGGAAGTCAGCAGGTTTGGTCTCTACCTCTTCTTTAGGAGGATTCTTTAAATAGTCTTGATAATTATTATAAGGTATTTCTTTACCTGACTTTTTATCAATAGCAACTAACTCTTCAATTGGAACTACATATACTTCATAATCATTACCTGACTTACTAGTTTTCTGCTCCAAAGGATACTCTTCTGCATAAAAAGGATTATGCTTTAATTTATACAATGTATGTGTTGGATCTTCTGATACCGCATTAAAATCACTAAGTTCTGTATAAATGTCTCTTCCTTGTTTTAATTCATTAGGAAAGAACTGCATCTTCAGCGCTTCTCCTGGAGGAGCCCACGCAGACTTAGCAATAAAATAAGGGTCAGCAATCTTCAACCTCTTAAATGTAGGCAAGTGTGTTGCCATAAGAATCTTTTGATTCTCTTGTCTTGTACTCATATTTGTATTTTGTTATTTTGTGTTGGTGTATTCATCTCTACTATTCTTATAGTATCTCTATCTAACTTAAAGAAACTCATTCTAGTATCACCATTTCTACATTTTAAGAAATGAAATACTAAAGTTTCAGGATCAGTTATTTGTATTCTTTCTGGGCCATAGTATCTGATTTTTCTAGCAGCGGGTTTATTAATACCAACTACTACATCAGCATGCTGCAATAAAGCATCAGCACCAAATAAATCAGAATCTAAAACATAATTACCATATGTACCTTCTACAGCACGTTTAGGGTCATCAATATTTCTATTCAACTGACTTAAGATTACAAATGTTAAAGGATAACTTCTTTTCATAAGTGTTAGTGCTTCACCAAGATTATATAGCATTTCAAATCTATCTTTCTCATGCTTATCTCTTTTAAATAAAGCTGAGTGATCTACTGTTACTAATAACTTTGGATATATTTTCTTACCATCTTTTTCAACAACATGTTGTTTAAAATGATAATCTATACTTGCACAGAATTCATTAACAGTACACGGTCTATAAATAGAGAAAACTCTATTATTCTTATTCAGTGTACTTGTGTATTGTTTACATTTTTCATAAATATCTTCTTGTAAAGGTTCATACTTACTATGTAAAACACCATAGTCTTTTTGAGTTATAGCAGAGAATGCTCTCATACCAAGAGTTTTCTCAGGCATCTCAAACTGAAACTGTAATACATGAAAGTTCTGATCTTGATTAAGAGCAATAACTTCTGTAACTAACTGCTCCATAAACAAAGTTTTACCGACACCAGGTCTAGCGCCAACAACAGTTAGAGTATTCCACTCTAAACCATTTAGTGTAGCATCATTAAACTTAGGCCATGCAGTTGCAAGACTTTTAATTCTACCGTCCATTCTCCCTCTCATTTCTAAAAGGGCCTTCTCATAAGCACGTACTTTACTAATAGCCTTTAGAGGCTTTGCACCATTAAACTGTTCCAAATTATACTATTTTTTCTCTGAATATGTCTTGTTCTTCACTAGGGCCTTCGTAGTTTAACATATCACAGTAAGTGGCCAGATCTGACTCAAATGATTTATCTGAGCCTTGTTTTCTAATAAAGTATTGGGATGTTCTCATATATTCATAATTTTTCATACTATACTCAAGAACATACTTTCTAGCAGCCTTTAATACAGTTTCCCATGTATAATCATAATTTTCAAAGAACCATCTAAAACCTGATTCTAGATTTTTTATATTAGTTCTTGCATATTTACCACTTCCTAGTTTTTTAGCAGGAAATAATGAATTATATAACTTTATGTTAATCTCAAAATTATCTCCCATTAAATCTTTAGAAGTTTTCTTTTTGCTCTTTCTAAAATAAGAGCCTAGTTCTTCCATAAAGATAAGGCTTTTACTAGTTAATTGCAAGTTCTCATTGATCCAACCTTCACTCTTTAATCTGTGCACTTCTAATTCAGAATTAGCTAAAGATTTAGATACAGATAGCTTATTTTTTATACAGTGTAATACATACAAAGAGTTAGGTGTTAGCTTCTCTTTTATTAGTTTGTTAAATATTTCATCCATGCTACCAAGTTAAGGAAAAATTGTTATTGTCTTTTAAAATCTTTTGAACATCTGCAAAAACATTTTTACAATCCCACTTCTGTCCCTTATTATATACAGCGCTTGCTGGATGACTAATCAGAAATTTATAATTCATATCATGTACAGTATCTTTCCACTCATGAGCTTGCTTACCCATGTAGATATATACTAATCCTGTGTGACCAAATGTAAGATGATCAAATAAATAAGCCAGGAATGGTTTCCATATAGGATAATGTTGTCCTACTTTACCTACAGTAGTTGTAAGTGCAGTGTTTAGCATCAATACGCCTTGGTTAGCCCATCTTGTAAGATCTGGATCATGTGACTGACCCACACCATCATATACAGTTCTGTTTACTTCATCTAAAATAAACTTTAAACTTGGTTGCTGTTCCATTGTATTACTACAACTAAATGCAATACCATCTGCTACTCCTAATTTAGGATAAGGATCCTGTCCTACTATAATTACTTTAAGTTCATTATAAGGACATTCTTCAAATGCTCTAAATAACTGACTTAACTTAGGAGTAAATCTTTTACCGTCTTTAGACAGTGTTACTAATTGTTTAATTATATCTTCAAAATCAGAACTAAATATAAAAGATTTAAGAGGTCTACTCCAACCTGATGGTTCTAGTTTTTTAAATATTTTTTGTTTAATATCTTCTATGTCTATGGTTTGTGTCATATTTTTTCTATATTTGATAAAAATTATAAAATGAAATCAGTAAAAACAAAAGAGCTCAAGGATGATGCAATATTAAATATTAAAGTAAATAAAACATTTTACTTAATGTCTAAAGCAGCTTTGTTTAATTCATTTACAGGGTTGCATAATCCTGATATGAAACCTGATGAATTTGTTAAATCTATAGTATCCAAAGAGTATAAAGATATGGATAATACAGAAAGAACTTTCTATACATTAACTCTTCTTGTTGGTGAAATTGAAAAACAAGCATCTGAAACAAAATCTTTCATTGAAAAAGAAATGTCAGAAGAAGAACTTGCTAAAGCTTTAAGTAAAAGCGCAACTAAATCTAATGAAGATTAACATTATAAAATTCACCTATCTCTATACAGGCTTGAATAGCCATATTTAATTCATCTTTATCACATTCTGCAAAAGACTTATAATCATTTACTATAAGTAACCCTGCTTTATCTTTTACTAGCTTTTTCATATCATCAAAGCTATAGCCACTTTCCTTGGCCAATTCTCGTATACAAGCATGCACTTTTGATATCTGTGCACCACTTCCATTAGAATCAGAGATAGACAAAAATATGTCTACCTCTTGTCCTTCAGAAAGTTTTTCAGTAAATAACTTAAAAGCTACCTTATCCATTTTCTTTGGATACACTAGCTTCCCGTCTTGCATCTTCAATTTTGCTGAAAACATTTATTAATTCTTTTAAAAGGTTTATATCTCTTATTACTAATCCAAGATCATCTATGTTAACAC